GATCTAATAGTATTACTTACTATCTTCAAAATGCTTTCCCAGTCAATATTATTGCTTCTCCATTAGCATATGGTAAGGCCGAACTCATAAAAACAACGGTCTCGTTCAAATATGAGTACTTTTATATTGACAGAACTGCATCAAATGGTAATGGATTCCTTTCAAGTGACAGATATAAAACTAGAGATCCTATAATAGATCAAACACCAATACGGGTATTATCAGAGACAGACAATAAAAAGAATAACAATAATGACGACGCTAAGACCGCTTAGTGCTATACTAAATAAAACGATTGAATTGAAAGATTATGCCATTACCTAAAGTTGTAGCACCCACATTTGAGTTGACGCTACTATCGACTGGTAAACCAGTAAAATATAGACCTTTTCTTGTAAAAGAGGAAAAAGCACTACTTATCGCTCTTGAGAGTGGTAAACAAAAAGACATTATATCCACAGTGAAAAATGTTATAAAATCTTGTGTGCAGTCTAGAATCAAAGTGGATGAGCTTCCATCATTTGATTTAGAATACCTTTTTCTCAATATAAGAGGTAAATCTGTAGGTGAGACAGTAGAATTACTTGTCAATTGTAATGATGAACCAGACACACAAGTTCCACTTACTATTGGACTATCTGACATCGGACTAGATGTACCAGAAGGACATGATAAGAAAATTGATATTGGTGGTGGGATTAGTATTCTTATGAAATATCCATCTATGGATGAATTTCTAAGAACTAATTTTACAGTCACTGACAAAGTTGATGATGATGGAGTTGATGCAGCATTCAATTCTGTAGCAAAATGTGTTGACACTGTTTATACAGAAGAAGAAGCATGGACACAGGATGATTGCACACTAAAGGAAATTGTCAATTTCATAGAGCAACTTAGCAGTGCTCAATTCAAAAAAATTGAACAGTTCTTTGCTACTATGCCAAAATTGAAGTATGAAGGAGAGGTCATCAATCCTAATACACAGGTTGCTACTAAAGTTCAAATTGAGGGTTTGGCAAATTTTTTCGGATAATGCTATATCACACGTCAATAGATAATTTTCTAGAGACAAATTTTAGTTTGATTCACCACCATAAGTGGTCTTTGAGTGATATAGAGTCGATGATACCATGGGAACGAGAGGTATATGTAAAATACTTATCAAGTGCACTAGAAAAACAACGATTAGAAGTACAGCAAGCTAATGGCTGATATTACAAAGTTATCATCAATGATGCCTTCTTCGGGAGAAGTAAACCAGAAGGTAAATCTTCTGTTGGACGCACAAGCACAACAGGAGACTAATACAAATGTAGTGTCAGCAAAGGTAACTTCCATGTTCTCCAATTTGGACAGAATGGAAGAAAGTATGTCAATCATAAGAAAGTCACTCAATAGAGATATAAGATCAAGAGAGAGATATTACAATGAAGAAGTAAAGTTACTAAAGAAAGAACTTAAGACTACAGAAAGTCTGAAGGGAAGTCTGATGAATGTGGCAGCACTTGTGGCTGGTGTTAGTTTAGCATCAGCGATGGGTAACTTTCAGCAAGGTAATATCGGTGCTGGTGCAAGAGATCTAACACTTGCCACAGGTGCAGCGTTATCACAATACTTGCCTGAGGTTATAACAGGATCAGCGATTATAATATCACAACTATTAGGTTTTGGTAAGAGAGGATCAGTAAGACCAAATGCTGGAGTGAGAACTGGTCTATCCCCTAGACCTGGTGCTGGTAAATTGGGACTCTTGTTACCACTTCTTGGTTTATTGGGATTGGGATCACTTTCTAGTAAAGGAAACGAAGGTAATGCTGATAAGAAGAGAGGAGAACTTGTAAGAAAGCAGTTAGTAACAGATCAAACCATAAACCAACCAGATGTAGACAGGTTCAAACTACAATTAGAGAGATTTTCATTCCTAATTGACAGATTACAATCAGATAGAGTTGATCAAATAAGTCCCATCATACCTACTGGTGGTGCTACAACTGCTGCTGATGGTACTAAAATAACATCTTCAGGGTTATTCCCTAATTTGATGAAGAACAATAGATTGATGGAGTTACAAAATATTCTTCAAGAGCAATCAGGTGGAAGTTTGGATCAAATAGGTGGAAGGACAGTTCCAGTTACTGAAATGACCCTAAGTCAAATTAATGAATTCCAAAATGATTTAGAGCCAGGTGCAGCATCTGGAGTTGGTTTGTTCAATGTCGATGATCCCTTAGGTGGTATAGAAGAGATGTTTGAGGCAAAGGGTCTTGATTTTGATCCTAGTAAGATACTATTCACTGAACAGTTGCAAAGAGAATACATGTTGTTTAAGTTGAATCAGGTATTACCAGAAGATATGAAATTGTCTCCAAAAGATCTGAAACCATTAGAGGATGTGGATGTGGAGATATTAAATAATTCCTTACAGTTATTGGAAAATATAAGACCAAATAACACAAAAGATAATTTATTTGATATATCACCCTTCTTTAAGGTAAATGAAGAGAGTGATAACAATACATCATCAGGGGATAAAATCAGTTCTAATACATTTGTAATGCCAAACACCAATAAAAATGTAGCGATGATAGACGGTAACTCATCATCCGCCAGTGTAACTGTATCAACAGACTATAGTTCAAATGATGGTGTTACTATAGACAATTTCCATAACATTATTCAATATGACTCACCCGCAGTCTTCGGTGGAGTCACTGTATGAGCAATTTTACAGCAACAACTAAGTTGATGCAAGCGAGTAGTGAAAGAGAGTCACTACTCAGTCTTAGAAATTTAAAGATAAAATCTAGACTTCAAAAAGACAGAGAAGAACTAAACAAAGCGTTTAAAGATAAAGCTGATAGGCAACAACAAAGAAGACAAACAGGATCTAATGTTTTAGGTGCATTAGCTGGTGGTGGTGCTGGTATTGGTATTATAAAAAGGTTTAGACCTAGAAGACCTACTGCGACCACAGGGGTGACTGGTACAAGAAAGTTTAAAATATTCAGAACTAAACCATCAATATCACAAGGTGGAAGAGTCAATACAAATATCTTAAGAAATGGATCAAAGTTAAATTCACTTCTAACAGTAGCATTTACTGGATATGATTTTTTAGATAGGAAGGCATCAGGTCAAACTAATATACAGGCAGGGGCTGGTTCTGTTGCCACAACAGGAGGTGCACTTGCTGGTGGAGCTGCTGGTGCTAAGTTAGGTGCAATCATAGGATCTTTTATTGTGCCAGGTGCTGGAACGGTTGTTGGTGGCACCTTAGGTGGTCTTTTAGGTTCTTTTATTGGTGCTACGTCAGGTAGTAACATTGCTGACTCTATAACAGGTGCAGATGCGGAGACTAGAAGGAAATTAGAACTGAAGAAGCTTGAATTCCAAAAAGGATCTACACTTTTTGGATCAGCACTTGACAAGTTTGATGTAGTTCTTGATAAATTTGCAAAACTTAGACAGGATGACTTTGATCGTACAAGAGCAAGAGATAGGGATTTTGTTATTCCAGCAAGACAAAGTGGTTTATCACGTTTTATCAATAGGTTCGCTAGACCAACTGGTGGAAAACCTTCAGGTAGTGGAGAAACTTCTAACATTGTAAATGAAAATGAATTTGACGTAACAAACCTCCAACAAAAACCAAGTAATTTTAAGGAGCGACTTCAAAGGGAGGGGTTTATTCTAAAAAAAATAATTCAGAACTCCCCCCGAATATTCAAGGAAAGTGTAGATCAAACAATAAAAGAATACATAGATGCCTTTACAGATCCTACAAATATATTAATCAATCTTTTACTAATAAAGTTTGCAGGAGGAAAAGGTGTAGGCAAGGTCAAAATACCAAGAAACTTGATCAATGTTACTCCTGGTAGCGTCAACAATCCGTTTCCAAATCTTGGTGCTAATAAAATTGTAATACCAAAATCAGTTCAAAACCTACAAATACCATTTATTAATAGAGGTCAACTTCTTAATAAAAATAAGACTATAAGTAATCAGGATGTTGCCTTAAATTCTTTTATAGCAACTGTGCGTCAAATTCGTAGTATTGAGTTTAGGACTAACAAAGTATTAGATGAAAATAGAAAATTAGTAAGAAGAATTTCTAGAAAAAAGTTTAAGGATTTTAGAGAACAGCAATTTCTTATCAAAGGAGCAAGACAAAATCTCTTAGATTTTGCAAAAAAATTGTCAAAAGAATCAGCAAACTTCAAAAATAATAAGGAAATAATGAAGGCTTACGAGAAGGCTCAAAGAAGACTCGGAAATCAAGCTCAAAGATATAG